GGTCATCCATCTGATGCAACTCTTGCAAGACAAAGTAAAATCGATCCAACTTTAGAACAAGTATGGTATACTAAATTATGGATGGAGGGAAACTTTGTAAAAGCTCATTTCCGTGGTACTAATAATGACCTTGGTAGTTCTTTTAATGATGATTTAAGAGATGGCCAAAAACCATCCTTCTCTCTTAGAGCAGTTGGTTCTTTAGCAAATGAGAATGGTCGTATGACAGTAAAGGGTATGCAAATCATTACTTATGACCGTGTATATTTCCCTTCCCATTCTAAAGCATATACTACTTCTATCGTGACAACTGAATCTGTTGGTTATCATGGTGATATGAAGTATTACAAAGTAAATCCTACTTCTGAATTGTTCCGTCGTAGTGAAGAAATTAATAATATCGCTAAATATGGTAACTTAGCAGAATCTTCTGAAATCTTAGTTCCATTGACTCAATCCCAAATCAATTCTTTCTTGATTTCTGAGTCTGGTAATATTAAAACAGTATTAGAAACATTTGATTGCTTATACAATGGAATCAATCTAAATGAAGATGGCCGTACAGTATCTATGCAATTGAAAAATGGCGATAGAATCGTATTGTCCTTAGAAGAAGCTATTCAAAATGAAATCTTGAATGGTGTTGCTGATTATTTCTAATAATAAAAAAGACAAAAGAGTATACCTTAAGTGGTATACTCTTTGTTCTTATGGTATTTTAACACAACACTTTAATAATATCCAAAGGAGGGTATTTATGCAACCAATTAATTGTCTTGGTAAACTTATAGTTGTAGAAGGAACCGATGGTTCAGGCAAGTCTACTACTTGTAAAAAGTTTTCTGATTATATTAATGAGCATCCAGAGGAATTCGATGGTTATAAAGCTATGACTTTATCACTACCATATAATGATGGTAGTGAGTTATATAAAAAGATCAGACAGCTTTTAGCAGAAGAAAATGTTCCTACTGATATACTTCAAAGTATGATGATTGTTAATATTAAAGATACGTTTAATAATATCATCATTCCTAGATTAGAGAATGAAAAGATTATTATCATCTTAGACAGATGGTTGCTTTCTACTTTGGTATATAATATAATGAACAAAGGTAAGATAATAGATTCGTCTATTAGTCACATCCTTTCTCTTTTAGGTATCAAATCCAAATCTACTTATACAGATATTGGAATTGGATACCGTAGAAATCGTTTATACATTGAAGACTTTTCTTCTTATTATTGTAACTTAAGCGCTTTTCCTAATAGAGTATTCTTATTATCTCCTGAGACTGGGCTATTACAAAAACATAGTAAATGTCGTCAAGGTGATAATATGGAAGTAAATGATTCCATAGATAAAGTTTATTTATCTAACTCTATTTATCATAATATTTTTAATAATATCATTACTGGAGAAGAAGAGCTAGAGTCGTTTGGTATCTATTCCGAAGATTCATCTATTTATAAAAAGATCGAATCTGAAAATAGATTTGAAGATCCAACAAGGCCTACAGATGAAGAAGAAATAGAATTCTATGACTATGTACTAGATTTCTTGAAGAGAGAGGTAAAAATTCTCATACAAGGATAGTGTGTCATCATGAAAGATATTATAATTAGCTTCAAACTAAAAAAAGATTTGGCTAGTATTATATTAGCTCATTTGATGTACAGATGGAGATTACAAGCTACTTATTTTGGAATTATTTTCTGTACTGTTATATTAGGGGCTATAACTCCATATGTTTTAAATCATTATTTTATATCAATTGGAGCAGACTCTGGTCCTGTGCCTCAAACTAAATTACTTTTGATATCATCAGTTTATGTAATTTGCATCCTATCTGTACTAACTTATTATTTGGTTATCAAAAATCATACTAGTCTAGTTCTAATAAAGAAGGAATTTAAGTATACTTTAAATACTTGGAGAGTTATGAAAGATCTATATAAGAAAACTATCATTAGTTGTAGATCTATTAGAAATAGAATCATTTGTAGATTATTTGATCAATGTAGTGTATCAGAATATGAGAAGAGAAAAGAAGATAAGGTTTATGAATCATTTGTAAATGAAGTTATTAGGGCTACTTTATTTAATATCTTCACAATTTATTTTGAATATCAAGACAAAAATCTTACTCTAGATGAAAATGGATTAAAAACATTAAGAAATGTTTATGGAAGTCTAGATGGTAAATCGGTATCTACTATTATGGATACCAAAGATTTTAAAAGTTTCTATTCGACTATTTTATTTGAAGGTAATAAAGGGTCGATAGATGAAGAATTATATGATAAGCTATTTGAAAGAGTTTATCAATCTGTAATAGAATATATCGATAAAGATTATACTTTTGCAAACAAATACAAAAAAGAAGATGTATCAGAATTAGTAGATCTTACACTAGAGAACTGGTGTGAGTTATTTATTAATTTAAAAAAAGAAACTAAAAAAGCTTAAAAAATAAAGGGTATAGGCGTAATGCCTATACCCAGTATTTGTTTTAGTTATGTTATAATATTTGCTACATACTGACCAGCATTTTCAGATATAGGAGCATTAGATTCTTCTCTAGATATATGGAATACTAAGTCTCCTTCTTCAGATAGAAGTAGTATACGATATGCTGGTAGTCTTAATAAGAATTTTATTACATTAAATATCTTATAAGTATACCAAATACCACCCTCATCCTTTACAATATCTGTAAACTCTATTTGACCTTCTTTAGAGTTCTTATAATGGATGATAACTCTGCTAGCATTTTCCATGAACACTTTTACTTTATCCTTTTGTGCCTTAGATGCAGTATTAAACATATTAAGCAATGTAACCATTGCTACATTATCAGTATTTCTCATCTTATAAGAATTCTTATACTGTGGATTAGCCAAGCACTTTTGTGTTAACTCAAGATCCAAACAAATATCATCACTATAATCTCCAAAAATAGCATGTAACTCTTCCTCCCTATTAAGCATGAAATTTAAAGCATTATAATGATTCTCCATTTCGATTTTGTCATGGTAGACATCGTCTTTCTTAAATCTATCATAATCAATATTTTGATTGATATGAGATAATTCATGAATTATGGTAAGAAGTATCAACCCTCTAATATTAGCCCAGTCATATTTACCATACAGTTCAGCTAAGATCAAAATATTATGAATGTTTAAGGTCATAACCCCATTTACTACATGACCTACAGTCTCCGTATTAGGAGTAGTCTCTAGTTGAAAGAACGGTATCCTTGTTCTATTAACCCTTGTGTTTAGATAATTAAAAGCTCTGATCGCAAACTCACAGCTTTTAGTATAGAATGATTCATTCATTTTAATATAACCCCAAAATTAAACTAACGTCTATTATTATAATTAGAAAATAGAGAAAATATGAAATTATCTTAGAAAAGATATGATTTCTTTTAAGTAAGAAGTTCATACCTTTGTTAGCAAAGATAATTAAGAATATTACTAGAAATAAAGTATGATACATTTCTAGCATTTGATTATTACTTCCAAATATTCTAGATAGAAGATCTCTATAAGCATAATCTACTATTTGTAAGTATACTGTTTCCATTTATTCCTCCTATGATATAAATATATCTCATTAATATAGTATACAGTTAAATCTAATTTTATAAACTGCGACATTTACATAATAATCTGCTTTTAAGATTAGAGATTCTAGTTAAAGGAGGACTATTTTCAATCATGCCTTCAAATGAGATTAGAATGGTCGAGAATCAGGGGCAGAGGGTTTATTATCATAGATCAACAACGAACCAAACCTTTATAGAGATGAGTAACTATCTCAAATCTATAGGTGTCAAAAATCATAGATTTATGCTAGCTTTATTAGATCCAGATTTGGCTAATATTGATCCTCATGACCCCAATCTAAGTACCGTTTATAAAATGAAAGTATTAGCAGAAGTTAGAAATAACTTCTGGTATTATCTTAGAGAAGTAGTACGAATCCCATCATCTGGTGAGCCATCTAAGTTCTTATTGAACCGTGGTAATATGGCATTCTTATATATGGCAATCATGAACTTTGACTGTCTATTATTACAGCCTCGTCAGACTGGTAAGACTATCGGTACTGCTGTCCTTTATACTTACGTTTATAATTTTAGAACACAAAATACACAGATCTCACTTCTAAACAAAGAAGCTAAAGACTGTCGTTTGAACTTATCTCGTATTAGAAATATTCGTGATTTACTTCCATCTTATCTTAGATTCGATTCTAAGTTTACAATGGATGGTACTCGTAAGAAACAAGTACAAAGTACTCAAGTTTATATGGAAAATGCGATCAATCGAAACAATATTAAAACATATGCCAAAGCCAGAAATGAAATGGCTGCAGCTAACTTGCTTCGTGGTCAAACATTCCCTCTCTTATGGGCTGACGAATTTGCATTTATTCCATTCATGAAAACCATCTATGGTAATATGAGACCAGCGATGAGTAAGGCTATTGAAATAGCCAAACAAAACAATGTTCCTTATGGTGTAGTATATACTACAACACCTGGGTTCTTAACTAATGACGAAGGCAAATATGCTTATACAGTATTGAATAATGCTTCTAAGTTTAGTGAACAATGGTATGATCTTACCTATCCACAATTACGGGAAATTGTAGATGCTAATAAACTATCAAGCTTTATTCATATCCAATTCACTTACCAACAACTTGGTTATACTGAAGAATGGTTTGAAAGACAATGTAAAGAACTAGAATGGGATTGGCCTCTTATTCGTAGAGAAATTCTTCTTGAATGGTCTGATGAATCTGAAAACAACCCATTTACAAAAGATGAATTAGATGGGATTCGTAAATATTGTAAAGATCCTAAAAAGACTCTTCTTATCTTTGGTAAATATCAATTCAATATTTATGAAGAGATTCCACTTAAGTCTAACTTAGTTCCTAAATACCCGCCAATTATAGGTGTCGATCCATCTGGTGGTGTATCCAAAGATAGTTCTTGTATTACTTGTGTAGACTCTAAAACAACTAGAGTATTTGCTGATTTAAAATGTAATACAATTTCTAATATAGAACTTGCTAGAGTAGTTCAATATCTAGTAACTAATATGATGCCGAATGCAGTAGTAAACGTAGAAAGAAATGGTGGTTACGGTTTATCAGTAATTGGTAAACTATTAGAGACTCCAGTAAAGAAAAACCTTTACTATGAAATCAAAGACAGAGTCTTAGAAGAGACTACTGATGGCAATCGTATTATTAGAAATAAACGTAAGACCAAAGTATACGGTCTTACTTCTACAAATAACGTTCGTGATCTTTTAGTAGAAATACTTAGAGAACGGGTTACTTATCATAAAGATAAATTCATCTCTCCAAGCATCTATCAAGAGATGCGCGGTTTAGAAGTAAAACGTAATGGCAAGATAGAACACTCTGCCTTAACACACGATGACCAAATATTTTCATACTTAGTTGCTCTTTATGTATGGTATGAAGGCAAAAACCTAAGAGAATTATTTGGTATTGAAAAAGGTTCTATTAAAACAGAAGATGATATTGATGAAATTCTCGATATGGGCATAGATGAAAACATGACCGATATCACTCAAGAGATCGAATATATAAATCGATCTGATGATGATAGAGGTTCAGATGTCCAAAGACAAATGGGAGAAATGCAGAAAGCTGTTGATACTCTATTCGGGGAATACATGATGAAACAGAGAAAACAAGAAACTGCACTCCTAAGAGAAATGCTTCAAAATCCAGTTGTAAGAGAAGCTTATGCTAGAAAATATAAAATCAATCCAGATGATGTATCTATTGATGATGAATATTCTATGGCATCAAATAACAGCAACCTTCCTACATCTGTTTTCTTAGACTTTAATAAAGATGAAGATGAAATGTCTCAAAGCTCTATTTATAATCTTATGAACGCTGGAGAGCGAGATCTCTATTATGAAAACAATAGAGAAGATAATGGGTTACAATAGAGCAAGATAAAAATATAATAAGAGTTATGATAAGAGGAGTTATATAATGAGTAAGTTAGCAGACCTAGTAGATGAGGTATTGAAATCTGATTTAATAAAAACTTATAGATCTTCATTTAATAAAGTGATATTCTTAGATAGTTTTGATCTCGAAGATATCTATGATGAAAATCGTCACTACTGTGAAATGAAAGGAATAATAGTTGATATCAATACTAAAGAGCTCTATATTGATAAAGAAGAGCTTTATAAAGAATTGGAATCACGAAAATCAGCTTCATTACTAGAGCTTATTCAATTTAGAATATTACTAGGATTGGGATTCTTAAATATTCAAAAGACGTCTAAAAAATTTGAAGATATGCAGTATTGGGTTATTAGTTTCCATCATGCTGTGGCTTCTATTCTGCAGAATGATATCAATAACGAATATGGTTATGAATTAATGGATGACTTCTACTATTTCTTTAGAATAGTGACGGGGAGAAGTTATTTTACATTCAAAACCAATAATAATAAATTGGTAAGAACTCGTTATAAAATTACTTATCAACAAATGGCCTAATATCTACATTCTTCAATATAAAAAATTAAGCTACTGGTTACAAATAGATAAGAACTTTGTAAACTTTTCGTCGTTATAACCGAGGTACCGCCCAATGTTAGATTTCCTTATGAATAACAGAGAGTACGAGCTCCAATCTGATAATCAGTTAGCTAGTATTCTTGTTCAATTTGATAGCGATTACGCTATGAATGTTGTCGAAGATACTTTGACTCAAATGTTTAACCGCTTTGATACTTTGCCTAAACCAAATATCGTTAAAGCGTTTAAACAAACCTTCCAACAATTATACACAACTTATCCATATGATCAAGAGCAGATTGCTGCTAAAGAAAAAGAGATGTATAGAGATATCATCTCTTCTGTTTCTAAGAAATATGGATTCCAATTTATTGAAAATGAAGATACCGATTTATATCTGGCTGCGATGTTTGTATATGATTTCTTCGTATCCAACTTCAATAATTATTTAGTATCCTTCTTCTCTAGATTCCTTTATGAAGAAAGAGATAATATCTATTCTACTTTTAATCTAGAACAATTGAAGCTCAATAAAGACATGAGTTCTAATTATGGTAAAGCAGTATTTGGTCAAGATAATGCACTATTGGTTATCACTGCTAATCTTCCTTTAGTATTATCCTATATTAAGAATATGGAAGTTAATGATACTACAGTCTATGGTTATGCATATGGTAATGACTTCAATATCGTTAATCTATTCTTATCTCAAATCACTAATGGCATTCCACTATTTGTATTATATAATCAATTGATTAATAATGACATTCTTCGTGGCGATATCATCACATTAGTTAGACTAAAAATGCAACAAGATTATTTCGAATCTCTCGATCCTAAAGTTGCAGCTACTATGGGTTAATACTTGGAGGATTTATGACTGAAGAAACGATTTTAAAACCATCTGAAATTCTCGAAAATGAAACTGAAGAGATGAATCGTACTATCAAAGAATTAGAAGCTGAATTAGATGAAGAGCTAAATGAGCCTCTATTCAAAGGTAAACATGATATCTCTGGATCTCTATTCTTTAAACATACTAAGCTTAATGCTAAGTATATTCAAAAGATCTTCGATATCTATTATGAAGATAAAGATCTTAAGAAAAGAGATTTGATGATTGATGAGCTTAAAGCAGAAGCTGATAAAGATAGTGAAGAAACTAAGAAGATAATTAATAAAGTATACCTAGCTTATAAGATGGCTAACTTTACTTCTCAAGCCTATCCAGCAATCTTTGTAAATGCTTTAAGAACTAATATTATGAAGATATATAATAATGAAGTTAGATTAAGAAGAGCTATCGAAGATTTATATACTGCTAGAAACAAATCTGGATTTACATTCAATGCATTCTTACCAGAATTGGCTGATGCTGTATTAGTACATTTTGGATTTAAACTAAAAGATGGAGCTGAGAAGAAATATGACTTCGGAGCTTTATTCTCTATCATATTATCCAAAGTAGCTAGAAATATATCTCCATTCGATGCTTGTACTAACTTCTTTATTATGATGCTTATGAAGAATATCTCTATCTGGTCTTATATGACTCAAAAACAAGTTGACGAGTATCCAGAAGTTAATAATCAAATTAGAGAGTTCTTTAAACTATTAGTTTTGGTTTATAGCGCTGCAAACCCTCCTGCTAAGGAAGAATTAGAAGCAAGAGCTAAAGAAATTACAGCTGATGTAGAGGATATCAAAGATACCCCACTACAAGAAGCAACAAATGCTACAGTTCAACGAATTGATGAATAAACAACATGGATAAGGGATTAATTTCCCTTATCCATCTTCTTGTGTGTTCACATCTTTATAATACTAAATTTCTAAAGGAGGTAAAGTAAATGTCTGAATGCAAATCTTGCAATTCTAATAATCAATACACTGTTGTTTCTAGCAGTTCTAATAATGGTAATTGTTATGACATTAATCATGTATTTGATCCGACGCCTGCATATAATGGCGGAACAGTTGGTGGAAGATGTTGCTCTGATTATACTACTACAAAGAATTCTAATATCACTCCAGGTCAAATGAGTGGTTTATATAGAGCTGATGGTCCTTTGAATTTGGCTTGTTGTCAATGTACTCCTTCTATGATTTTAGGGGTAGATGTAAACCAAAAATGTACTTTAGTAGTTACTATTAAATATAGTGATCCTAGTATGAATGTTTCTCTTGAATTAGAAGCTGGTAAGGTTTATACTTTCCAATATATAGAAGATGGCGTATTAAAACAAGTTACTGGTAAGCTTACAGATATCTATAAGACTTATGATTGTAACAACAACACTTTATTCAAATTAGCTGTTGATAGCTCTGTAGATTATACTACTAGTAGAACAGTAATCAAATCTGATCAATTACGAGGAGTATCTGAATATTCTAAGTTTGCTGATCAAGATCCAACAATTGATAATTCTATTCATAGATATGGTACTACTACTGCAGAAGTCATCAAAGATGCTGTTGTAGTAAATGCTATTATTGATAAGAATGGTAACCTTATTGAAGGCACTATTATTGATGGTAAAATTAATGGTTATACTGTTGATGGTTTGGCACAAGGTAAGAATGACCGTATGGTTCCGATTACTGTTATTAATGGACAAACTATGAATGGTACTATTACAGAAGGTCAAATCCTTAATGGTATTTTAAGATCTGGTAGTGTTGATGGTGAAAAAGATCCTAAAACAGAAATCACTTCTAAAGCTACTGTTACTGGCACTATCTCTAATGTAATTGCTATCAATACGATTGTTTCTGGTGGTAAAACTTCTAATGGTACTATCATCAATCCTGTAATCAATAATAGTATTCTTACTAATGGTATTATTACTGGTAATGATATGATTACTACTGGTGGTATTACAGTAGGAGATATTACAACAGGTGGCACTACTAAAGGTGGTATTGGTGAAGGTGGTATTGCTACTGGATGCATCAATGGTAAACAATTCACTATTGAAGGTGGTAAAACTACTGGTAATCTAGTATCTACTGGTGGTACTCTAGTAGGCGGTACTATTATTGGTGGCACTAAAGTTGGTAGAACTATTGTAAACGCTGTTATTAAAGGTGGCGTATATAGCAATGGCGTTACTACTGGAGGAAATACATCTGAAGGTGTTATCACTACTTCTAAAGCGGATACAACTCCTATTGCTAAAAATGCTGGTAGAGGAAATACTTCCATGCCTAAAGTTATTAAGCAATTCGATGTACCAGTAGATGGACATGAGAACCAATGCGGTTGTCACACTAATGAAGAAGTAATGTATAAAAATGGCCTGATCTTATTTGCAGATAGACACTTCCATAATTTTGGAACTAATATGAGTGCTGACTGGGAAGAAAGAGCTGGTATTTGTACTGACGACTGTAATAACTAAAATAATCCCTAAGGAGTTAATTCTCCTTAGGGTATTTTCTATTTCCTTGACTTACTTATAATAGATATTTTTAGGATAGGAGATGAATCCGAATGAGTGAAGCACTTATTAACGACAGTCAATTGATGAGTTATTTATTAACTCATGAAATTAACTATAGAGACTATAATTACAAATCCTCTATGGAAAAAGATATTAATACAGAAGAGTTTAAGATGAAGAACCCTTTTATTGTAAAACATAAAAAGTTCTACAATAACCCTTTCTTCTGGAGTGCTGTTATTGATAAAGAATTAGATATAGTTATCAACTCTTTATTTTTACATCATTCTTCATCTTTAGACGAGGATGTATTATCTGCGGTTATTCAAACCCCAAAAGCAAAGAAATCTGTAGTCAAGAAGGTAATGACTGTAGTATATGATAATTATAAGACTATCAATAGATCTTTCCGTATAGAAGATATTATGATGGATGCTGTATATGCTAAGAATTTAGATGGTTTAAAAATGCTTGTAGAATTTGCTAATGAGCATCATATTAAACCATTAAAAGATAACTTTGGTAATATTGGAGATGAATTAGGGTTTAACGAAGCTGCTAAACTAGATTTTGAGATTGTAAAATACTTACACTCTTTAGGAGCTAAGGTTGACTGTTATGGTAATTGGCCTTATTATAATGCTTTAAAGCATGGACAATTCCGTACTGCTAAATATCTCTTAGATAATGGTGCAGACCCAAAACAAAGAATGAATGTTGCAAAGATGGCTATTAAACATTCGTTTATCACAGCCAAAGATATTACTGAAGAAGATAAATCTGCATTCCCTTATTTTGAATCTCTCTATAATATTGGAGAAGAAAGTAGTGAAAATTAATGGCTAAACTTCCTTATTTCTGCAAGCAAGAGAAAGAATCTATTTTGTTCTCAGCTAAGGGTAAAGAAATGGTAGCTTATATACCAGAGAAGTATTTCGATAGAAACATTGCAGAACAAGAAGGTGATTATATCAATATTATGGGTATTTTCAACTACACTGTTCAAGATATCGAAACTGGCAAAGATGATGGGTTAAGAATGTTTAAATTCCCATCTATGTTTGCTACTAGACCTTATGAGGTTACAAAGGTTAAAAAACTTAAACTCACAGTAAATAGTGACCCTGAAGATTATAGGGTTTTTAGATATAGAGATGATGATCAAATCATCGTATCTACTAAAGTTATTAAGTTTGTTGGCAACTGTGAAAAGATGCTGAATCTATTCTTTATGCTTGGTTATATTATCAATACTATTCCATATCAAGATATTCAGGATTTGGTTATCGACAATATGGCAATCAATGGTTTCTCTTATGGGATTAATAACCAAATGTTTGGCTTTGCCATTTCTGAAACTTGTAGAGACAGATTAGATGAGACTGTACCATTCAGACTCTCTGGTTCTAAAGATATGAATGCATATAAGTCCATGTCTCTTCGTAATGTTTCTAGACTTATCTCTCCATATACAGCATTGATCTCTGAAGACTTTGATGAATCTGTATTAGCTGCTATGATGAATGAAAATCCTAAAGA